ATAGAAAAATAAATCTTGACTTTCCATGTCTTTGAATATATAATTGAAACATGGCTAAAGATTTAACAACTATCTCTCCGGAAGGACTGGAAGTAGCGAATGCTTATCTCCAGTACGGAAACATCGCAGCAGTGTCTCAAGTTATGGCGTTGTCAGAAAACGCTGTAGCTGAGACACTGAATAAGCGTGAAGTAAAACAATATATTGACACTGTATATCTCGATACTGGTTATCGAAACAGAAACAATATTGCCTCTCTTCTGGATAACATCATCGCATCCAAACTTGAAGAAGCCGAAGAAACTGGAGTCTATAGTAAAAAAGACTTATCAGATCTTCTTTCTTTAGCACACAAAATGAGAATGGATGAAATCAAAGCACAGACGGAGCTTGAGAAAGCCAAAGGCTCTACTATCAAAAATCAGACTAATGTACAGATAAACGAGTCCATCCCTTTTGGACAAGGCAACTATGGTAAGTTGATGGAAAAACTTTTAAGTGATGGAAACTCGTGATGATTTTCGTATTCACACATTGGAATCTGATCTCAAGGCTCATGAAGTACAGTGTGAAGAACGATGGAAAACAAACTTTCAAAGATTAGATGACATTGACGAAGCGATTACTCGTATAGAGACTCGCATTATTCATGTTGGAGGCGGTGTGATACTTTTTCTAGCCGGATTGCTAGCCACCGTATTTATGGGATGATAGCGGGGTTGATGTGCCTCGCTTTGACAATCTATTTCGAAGCAAGAGGAGAAGATTTTCAAAGCCAGGTAGCTGTAGGACACGTAGTAATGAATCGAGTGAAATCGCCGAATTTCCCGAACACAATCTGCGAAGTCACTACAGAAGGCGGAGAGTATCGTCATCGGTGTCAGTTTAGCTGGTACTGTGACGGTCTTTCAGATGACCCAAAAGAGCAGCTCGCTTGGAGACAAAGTATATTTGTAGCAGCTGCTGTGCCTCTGCTTCCAGATAAAACAAAAGGAGCACTATGGTATCATGCAGACTATGTAAAGCCTGATTGGGCAACGACTTCCTACATTACATTTGGGAAGCACAGATTTTACAATGCCTTACACAATTAAAGGAACAACTGTTTACAAAAAAGTTGGAAAGAAGTTGAAAAAGAAAGCCAAAGCAAAGAGCAAGAAGTCTGCACAACGTATGGTAAGGCTTCTCAATGCGATTGATAAGGGCTTTAAGCCTAGAAGGAGGCGTAAATGAAAGAAATTTGGGAAGATAAAGGAAGATGGCATGCGAAGTATAAGCATAACTATGCCATTACAGCTACTCAGGTCGAAGCTGAAAATAAAGTGCGACAGTGGAAAGGTCTTGCTGTAAAAGACGCTCCAGCTCCTGAGCCTGTAGCACCTATGCACGACGAAATAGTGTACGAAGAAAAAGAAAAAATTGCAGGAGCAATTGTAGAAGAAAGCATTCTTGATGCAGACACGGACGACGATGGAGTGATTACAAAGGAGGAGATTGCTGACTGGGCTGAGAAGCATGGCTAGAAAGAAAAAGAAAGTCGCTCGCAAACGTCCAGTTCCTACAAACAAAGCTCTGTACTCCAGAGTAAAGGCTGAAACAAAACGTAAGTTTAAGGTTTATCCTTCGGCTTACGCAAATGCTTGGCTTGTCAAGACTTACAAAGCCAGAGGCGGTAAGTACCGCATGGGGAAGTAAATGGCTCATCATTCCATGAAGAAACGTAAGAAGAAAAAGAAAAGAGGCTACTAATGAAAAAGGACGTGTATAAAACTGCAACTGCAGCAAGAAAGAGAGCACGTTCTTTAGGTCTTCGAGGAATTCACTCTCATGGCAGAGGAACTGCAAAAGTTTACATGCCTGGCAGCACTCATAAAGCCTATGAGAATGCGAAGAAGAGAAAGAAACGTGGCTAAGTATAGCGGTGGACTTCGTAAGTGGTTCAAAGAACGATGGGTAGACATATCTCGACCGAAAAAAGGAGGTGGTTATAAGCCCTGCGGTCGTGGGCAAGCTGGAAGTAAAAAATACCCGAAGTGTGTTCCTGCAGCGAAGGCTGCAAGAATGACAAAAGCTCAAATTCGTTCTGCTGTTCGTAGAAAACGTGCCGCTGGTAATCCAGGCGGAAAGCCGACATATGTCTCTACATATGCTCGTAAGAGAAAGAAAAGTGGCCGTAAAAAGAAAAGGTAGAAAAAAAGACCCAAGACTTGTGAGAGCAGGCGTTAAAGGCTATAACAAGCCGAAACGGACTCCCAAGCACCCAAAGAAGTCGCACATAGTTGTAGCCAAAGTGGGCAGCAAAGTGAAGACTATACGCTTTGGACAACAAGGAGTCTCTGGGTCACCCAAAAAGAAAGGCGAGAGTGCAGCTTATGCAGCTCGACGTCGTTCGTTTAAAGCTCGTCATGCAAAGAATATTGCAAAAGGCAAGATGTCCGCAGCATACTGGGCAAATAAGGTGAAGTGGTAATGAGTGGTTTTGGTTTAGAGTTTCTTTTACAAAGACACCCTCTTGGTCAGGGTAATTCTCATATTCATAAGTTTGGTAGTAACCTAGCTCTTGCAGGAACTTCTGAGAGTATTTGGTCTGCAGGAGGACTGTACCCTTGGGCAAGTTTAGCCACTGCTCAAACAATTTATGCGATTAGCACAGAAGCGGCAGATACTGGAACTTTAGAAATACAAGGGCTAGATGAAAATTATGCTCTTCAAACTACTACAGTTACTCTTACTGGACTTACAGCCGTAGATACAGGGGCTACAACCTTTTTAAGAATTTTTCGTATGCAGTATACTGGCTCAAATGCAGGCACTATTACTGCAAGAGTAACTTCAGGAACTGGCACGGTCGTAGCACAGATTGATCCTGAAGTAGCACAAACACTTATGGCAGTTTATACAGTTCCTGCACAGACAACTGCTTTCATGTTAGCTTATACTGTAGGAACTGGAAAAGGAGATGATGCCCACTTGAAAATGTTTGCAAGAGAGCTTGGAGGAGCTTTTCAAATCAAAAATGAGATGAAGTCTTATCAGAGTACAATTACTCGAGAGTTTCCAATTCCTTTGCGATTTGAAGAAAAAACAGACATAGATTTTAGAGCAACTACTAGCTCAGCAAATAGTGACTGTATAGTAAACTTTGATTTAGTATTGGTGAAGTAATGCCAGTATTTGATGAAGAGCTGTTCAATATCTGGATAATATTGCAACCTTTTGCGGCGTTATTCTTTGTTGGAGTTGTGGGGCTCTGGATAAAAGACATTATTCAGAGCTTTGCAAAAGGTATGAAATTTAAGATGAACGGAGCATTTCATGAAGGTCAAAAAGTTATTCTTGATGGTCAGGAAGCTCTTATCGTAAAAATTGGAATTACCGAAACAGTTTTTGGTGTTTACACAGATAGAGGATATACATGGAGATTCGTTCCTAACGAGCGAATCCCTTTTTTAAAACTTGAAAAAATTATTGACGCTGAAGTTCATAGAGACTCAAAAGAAGAGAAAGCTCAAAGACTTTACGATTCTCTACAAGATACTAAAATAGCGGCCAATAAAGAGTCTATAGACAGACTGAAAAACAAGGTGGATTAATGGTGGATGATTATACTCGTAATGAAGTACAAGTAGACTTAGATAAATACAACGCTCTGCTAGATAGAATAGATGAGCTAGAAGATCAACTCGGAGCTGCTCCAGAACCAGAAGCTGCTCCACATCCTTATCAAAAGTGGATTGACTTGTCGAGTATGATTGATTCTTGGAGAATTTTTCCTCGTATTTTCATTACCACTTATATTTATTTACTTTATAAAAGTGCAATGTGGTTCATGGCACTTCCAGAGCCTACCATGGAACAGGCAGGTCTTATTTCAGTAATCGTGGGTGCTGGTGCAGCCTGGTTCGGACTTTACGCAGGGACGGGTAAAAAAGAGTGATGAATGGTACTCGTTTTTGCATTGATGGTAGTTTTAGACGGCGAACTAGACGGAGGTCGCACAACATATTGGTATAGCATTGACAGATGTAAATACTTTGCATCTCGAATAAGTAATCAAAGAAGAAGTTACAGCGTAGGTCCAAATGTGTACGCCTATTGCGTACCAGAGATGGTAAACAGCGACGATGTTACCATCTATACTTAGAAGAGATGATAGAGATAGCAACTGCAATGAGTTTAGCAACTACAGCATTTCGCGGCGTAAAGAAAATGGTCGAAGCCGGTAAAGAAGCTGAAGACATGTATGGCTACTTCATGAAATTCTTTGAAGCGACTGAAAGCGTTTCAGAAGCAGATGTAATAAATCAAAATGCTCCAAAAATGTCCAAACTATTTGCAGGAAAGAGTGTAGAAGCTCAAGCACTTGAAATCGCAATGGCTCGTTCTCGAATGGAGAAAATGGAAAAAGAGTTAAAAGATTTAATGCTTTGGACAGGAAATGATGCATTATATTATGATATGATGCGAGAAAGACGAAATATTCGTAATGCTCGACTCGCAGCGGCCAGACGAAAAGCACAAAACAAACAACTCCTAATTGATGGTTCAATGATAGCAGGAGTTATGATTGTAGCAATGCTAGGGATATTTGTAGTACTGGGAGCTATAGGAGCTGGAGGAAGTTAATTGACAGTACAGGTAAGTAGACAAGATATAAGCACGGAAGCTTTGTTTGAATTAAACTCTGAGACAAGATTTCTCAAGTTACCAGTAAGTCCTTATTTGGAGTTACTCGGCATAACACCGTTACCTTCACAGGTAGCAATTATAAATGCGATTAATAATCCTAAATATCGTTTTATTAATGCAGCAATATCAAGACGCCAGGGCAAGACATATATAGCAAATATAATAGGTCAATTAGTCTCTCTGGTACCGAACTCAAACATTCTTATAATGTCCCCAAATTATTCCTTGTCTCAGATTTCTTTTGATCTGCAAAGAAATCTTATAAAACATTTTGACCTAGAAGTACGAAGAGATAACGCAAAAGACAAAGTTATAGAACTTACTAACGGCTCTACGATTCGTATGGGTTCTGTAAATCAAGTGGACTCTTGTGTTGGTCGTTCTTACGACTTAGTTATATTCGATGAGGCTGCGCTTACCTCTGAAGGAGAAGAAGCATTTAATGTCTCATTAAGACCAACTCTCGACAAAGAAAACTCGAAGGCGCTTTTTATCTCGACTCCTCGTGGAAAGACTAACTGGTTTGCTAAATTTTTTGAAAGAGGATTCAATCCAGAATATCCAGAATGGATAAGTATTCGCGCAACGTATCTCGACAACCCCCGGATGTCACAGGCAGATATTGACGAAGCACGTAAGTCCATGAGCGATGCAGAATTTAGACAAGAGTACGAAGCGGATTTCAATACCTACGAAGGTCAGATCTGGGCGTTTAACTCTGAAAAGTGTGTTGCAGATTTATCAGAATTAGAAACTAAAAAGATGGACATACTCGCGGGGTTGGACGTTGGTTTTCGAGATCCCACGGCTTTTGTAGTTATAGCATACTGCTGGTCGGAAGCAAAGTTTTACGTACTCGATGAATACTTAGACGCAGAACGCACAACCGACGGACATGCAATTGAAATTCAAAAGCGTATCGAAAAATGGGATATTGACTATATTTATATAGACTCCGCCGCACAGCAGACTCGGTTTGACTTTGCACAAAACTACAGTATTTCCACTGTAAATGCGAAGAAGTCTGTACTTGACGGAATCTCTCATGTTGGAGGAATAGTAGACAATGATAACCTGGTTGTAGACGGTAAGTGTTCAGAAGTTCTTAGAGCTCTCGACGGATACCAGTGGGATCCAAATCCAAATCTCGCAAAAGAAAAACCAAAACACGACAGAGCTTCGCACATGGCTGATGCATTACGATATGCGTTGTATTCATTTGAAGTCTCGCACACAGGATTCTAATAATACATGGGAAAAATAGTGTTTGACATAAAACGTGAAGTTAGATATAATTTTGGTATTAGAAATGGACTTAAAACGAGATAAAGTAAAATATATACGAGACAAGGCAAAATCACTATACAAAAAAGGAAAATTCTGCGAAATATGCGGAAAGAATACAGAATTAGACTTCCATCACTTTTATAGTTTAAGTCCGCTGCTCTCAAAGTGGTTAAGAGAAAAGAAAAAGATAAGACCGGACCACTACACAGACGAATACACAATCATCTGGAGAGATGAATTTATAAAAGAGATGCACGCAGAACTTTATGATCACACAGTTACTCTCTGTCATGATCATCATCTGCAACTACATTCAATTTATGGTAGGAACCCAGAACTTTCAACAGCGCAAAAACAGATGCGCTGGGTAGAGATTCAAAGAGAAAAATATGGCGTGGTATGACAGAATCTTGGGCAGACAGCAGCCCCAAGAAGTCGAAGAGAAGCTGAATCCTATCCAACAATACTTGGGTTCTGATAAGCAGTCTTCCAGAGAATTTACAACACGTTACGAAAGGTATTATGAAACTCTTGAAATCGTAAATCGTGCTGTAAATATTGTAGTTGATGACACTGCCGAAATTCCATTAGAAGTAACTCAGGAAGGCTTTTCTGGAGTTGTAAAAGGAGTAAAAAGAGCAAAAGTATCTACTCTGTTAAACACAGAGCCAAATCTGTTTCAGGACATAAGCACTTTCAAGCGAAACCTTATTACAGACTATCTTCTTGATGGTAATATTTTTGTATACTTCGATGGCGCACATCTATATCACCTACCTGCCGATAACGTAACAATTCACGCAGACAGTAAAACTTATATTGAAAAATATACTTACAATGATGTGGACTATGGTCCGGACGAAGTAATACATATAAAAGAAAACTCTTTTCATGATATTTATCGAGGAGTTTCAAGATTAAAGCCAGCAGTTCGTACTATGGAACTGATGGCAAATATGCGATCTTTTCAAGATAACTTTTTTAAGAATGGAGCAGTTCCAGGCCTTGTACTCAAGTCGCCAAACACTCTCTCAGAAAAGATCAAAGAAAGAATGCTACAGTCTTGGTCTATTCGTTATAGACCGGACTCTGGAGGTCGAAGACCTCTTATTTTAGATGGTGGCTTAGAAGTTGACAAGATTTCAAATGTAAACTTTAGAGAGCTTGACTTTACAAATGCAATCACTGAAAATGAGAAGATTATACTTAAAGCTATTGGAGTACCTCCCATCTTATTGGATTCAGGAAACAATGCTAATATTCGTCCCAATATGCGCTTATACTATTTGGAGACTGTTCTCCCAATAGTTCGTAAAATGAATTTTGCGTTTAGCAGATACTTTGGATTTGTTATTCGAGAAGATGTAACTGGAATTCCTGCACTTCAACCAGAACTAAGAGATCAGTCACAATACTATCAATCTCTTGTAAATGCAGGAATACTTAGCCCAAATGAAGCTAGATCACAGCTTGGCTATGATCCTATCGAAGGGCAGGACGAATTAAGAATACCAGCAAATATAGCGGGTAGTGCCGCAGACCCTTCGGAAGGGGGTCGTCCAGAAGAGTCACAGGAGGACTAATGGCAGCAACACGAGGACAGAAGCGAAGATTAGCAAGAGACTTAGGAATGTTTCTTGCAGAAATAGGAAAAGTACCCACACAGAAAGAATATGGAGTACATCCTCAAAGACCAAGAATGATTACTCTAAAAGAGATTAATAGAATCGCAGGATCTTGGCACAGAGCTTTAATGCTCATAGAGAACGAACAACCAGAACTTTGGGAACTTGCAAATAAGAAGCCTGATTTAGAGGTAAATGAGTTTGTAATTGAAAAACCAAAACCGCCAAAAATAGATATACCTATGGCGAAGACTGTAACTACAGCAAAGAAAGGTAAGGTTGATGAATAAAATATTTAACTTAACTTCTACCTTTAAGTCTCATGAAGTTGAAGACGGCTCTGTTGTTATTCGTGGTATGGCAAGTACCGCAGATACTGATAGAGCAGGCGATATAATCGCTGCAGAAGCCTGGAATAAAGGCGGTCTTTCTAACTTTGAAAAGAATCCTATTATTCTTTTCAATCATGACTACGATCGTCCTATTGGTCGTGCAACGGGACTTAAGGTAACAGACAACGGGCTAGAGCTAGAAGCTAAAATTAGCAAGTCGGCTCCCGCCAACGTGTGTGAATTAGTTAAAGAAGGTATCCTTGGAGCTTTTTCCGTCGGTTTTCGAGTCAAGGATGCTGATTATCTAAAGGAAAGCGACGGATTAATGATTAAGGATGCTGAATTGTTTGAGGTCTCGGTAGTTTCTGTGCCTTGTAATCAAGCAGCTACTTTTTCTTTGGCTAAGTCCTTTGACTCTCAAGAAGAGTACGAGGAGTTTAAGAAAACTTTCATAAATAGTGTCGATCTAGCCGGTCAGTCTCTGGCTAAGGAAGATGTTAATGCATCTAGTGTAGCTAGTGACACACCGGAAGAAGTGGATACTCAATCCACGCAAAAGGAGACAGATATGTCTGATGAGAAAATCGACTTGGAAGCTTTTGCGAAAAAAGTAGCAGAGGAAACTGCCGCTACTATCGCTATGAAGCAAGCCGAGCAAAAAGCTGCAGCGGAAGCTGAAGCACAGAAGGCAGCAGAAGAAGCAGCTCAAAAAGAAGCTGCTGAAGCTGAAACTAAGCAAGCGATTCGTGTCGGTGTTGAAACTGGTGCGGAGCGTCTTGTCGAAGACCTTCGCAAAGAAATGGAATCGAGCAATGCAGATACTGCAGAAGTTCTCGACCGATACAAGAAAGAGCTTCAGGAGAAAGCTGATGAGCTTGAAGCGATGCGTCGTAGCAAGCGAGATTTTTCTGGTCGTAAGGCTGGTGATCTTAAGGCTCATGCTAAAGACCTTCTTAATGCTCACATTCTTGGTAAAATCACTCGTAAGGGTTGGGATACTTCTTACGGCCAAGAAATTCTTGAAAAAGCTGAAATCACTTATGATGCTACCACATCTGCTGGTATCGACATAAGCGTTTCTTCTGCTTTTGAAGAAGAAGTACGTCAAGAGCAGAAGATTGCTCCATTGTTCCGTGAAATTAACGTAACATCTGGTGCGACTGTACTGCCTTTGGCTCCTGAGACTGAGCCTGCTAACTGGAGTTCTGCTGGTGCAGAAACTGCAGCTAACAACTTGGAAGAATCAGGTGCTTCAGACAACAACTACAACGTAGGTCGTGTTGTTCTTCAGGCGCATAGACTGATTTCAAGCACATTCATCTCGAATGATACTGACGAGCAAATCGTTGTATCAATTCTTCCGATGATTACTTCCGCACTTGCACGTGCACACGCTATTGCTATCGATAAGGCTATCCTTGTTGGTAACTCTGGTGGGTTCACTACTGGTCTTGTTGGTGCTTCTGGCACAGACGACACCAATGGTTATGCAACTGCATCCGCTCTGACTGCGCTTGACGCTTCAGGTAGTGGTGAAGTAACCCCTGCTAACCTTCTTGCAATGCGTAAGGAAATGGGTAAGTATGGCTTGAATCCTGCTGACGTAGCGTACATCGTACCTACAGATGCTTACTACGAGCTGATTGATGCTACAGGCTTTACCGACGTGAATGAAGTTGGTAACGATCTGGCAGCGAAGATCACTGGTGTAATGGGTTCAGTATTTGGTTCTCCAGTAGTTGCTACTGATCAGCTGGCCTATAACTTGGGCTCTGCTGGTTCACCAACTACTACTGCAGCTCTAGCTGTAAATATGAGAAACTATGTGATTCCACGTCTGCGCGGTGTAACAATCGAAACAGACTACATCACTAAGGAACAGCGTAACGTGATCGTTGCTGCTCAGTCTCTGGGCTTTAACGAACTGTTCGCGAACTCTGGTTCAAACGTTCCTTCAGTACGTTGGGCATACGCCTAATAGCTAACTAGCTATGGATCTTAGGGGGAGGCTTCTCCCCCTAAGTTTTTACTAATTTACTTATGGCTAATTTAATTACAGTTCAACAATATAAAACTGCAGAAGGAATTTCTGGCACAAAAGACGATCTTAGGATAGAAGAGCTTGTGCCTGCCGTGAGTCAATTAGTAAAAACTTATTGTGGAAATAGTATAATAGATTATTATACTACAGAAAAAACAGAATACATAAATGTAAACTGGGAAACTCATATTATACAGCTTACAGAAAGTCCCGTAACCAGTATTACATCTGTAGAAGAACGAGCTTCTTATAGTGAGAGCTACAGCACTTTGACAACAGGGAACTATGAGTATTACCTAGACAGTGATACAGATTCTCTTTACAGAACAAATGGCAGCGGATATTATAGAAACTGGCATCGCGGCCCAGGAGCTGTAAAAGTAGTTTATAACGCGGGATATTCGGCAACACCCGGAGATTTGAAACTCGCAGTTTATGACCTAGTTACATACTATTTGAAAGATGAACACAAACAAAGACAAACTCTTGCAGGTGCCTCTGTACAGAATCAAGGCAGCACAAGCATGAGAAATAATCCAGCATTTCCAGATCACATTAAGCGTGTGTTGGATTTATATAAAACTTATTAATGTCAAAACAGCTTACAAAAAAACTATTAAAAGAAGTTTTTAGAGTAGCTGATGGAAAAAGCACTAGAAAACAGCTTACAAGAAATAAACATATTGTTACAATTACATTGGATAATATTAAAGAAGCTTATAAAGATTCGTATAACAGAGTTTTAGAAAAGAGTCCGGATCTACCTAACCCAAAGGGGTGGAAGATTTTTGGTTTTGCAGCAAAAGCAGCAATAAAAGACTTAGAAAATCATTTAAGAAACCCTAAGACTAAATCTTATGTTGCGCCAGGAAGTATAGCAGGAAAAGTAGTAGTTTATACAAGTGATAAAAATTCTAACGTACCTTTAGAAATTATTAAAAAGACTGGAGTTCGTTATATAAATAGAAAATTAAAGCGATTTAATAAAACTCTAACAGATGCAAGGGATCTTGTTGAGCAAAATCCTGGAATGGAATTTAGTACAGCAGCACAAACTAGTCAAGTAGGACAGTTTAAAACAGGTATAGAAATACACCATAAAGGAACTACAATTGGAGCTGCGCAACTAACTAAAGCTTTTGCTTTTTTAGGAACTACAAAGTATTTTTCAGATTTTTCGTCCTCTGAAGAAATAACTTCTTTAAGAGATATGTTCGGAGATTTTGATTTAATGTTTCAAACAGACTCGAACTTGAAAGTATCAATCAAAGAAGATTATTTGATTTCAGTAGATATTGCTAGTTATCGAAAAAACTTTGGAGGAAGTGAGCCAAACGATTGGAAAAAAATTAAACCAAAGTTAGAAGAAGCTATATCTTCGTGGGCGTCTAAGCAAGACTGGTGGGAAAGAAAGGGTAGTAAATCTCTAAAAGAGGATTCATTAGAGCTAACAGCTCATACAGTAGTAAGCAATTTAACAAAAGCTAGAAATGTTACAGCTACAAAAAAGACAAAAAAACCAAAGAGATCTCCTGCACCAGTTAAAACAGTAATTGCAGGAACTTCAAAGAAAAGAGTAAAAAAATCAAAAGCAAGTCCTGCAAGAGTTAGGAAAGCTAAGAGATCTCAGTTTAATTTAGCAACTTTTTTAGGGATACTTAATCAACAATTGCCTAGTGTAGTTGCAAAAAATATGGGAGATCCTGCATTAAACTATCGAACAGGTAGATTTGCTTCAGGAGTAAGAGCAACAGACATTAGTAGAACTCCACAAGGATTTCCTAGTGTTGGATACACGTATCAGTTGTACCCGTATCAGACGTTTGAGCCTGGATATGCTCAAGGAGATCCAGATAGAGATCCCCGAAAACTAATTGATCGCTCTATAAGAGAGATTATGGCACAGTACGCAATAGGAAGATTTTATACAAGGAGACAATAATGGCTGTAAGAGACTATACTACACGAAGACAGTCTATTGTTGGTGCTCTTGTAACAAAACTAAAAGAAATAAATGGAACTGGAACATATTTAACTAATTTAAATGAAAATGTCCATCCTCGATTAAAGTTTTGGGATGAAGTAGAAGAATTTCCTGCTGTTCATATGAATGCAGGTTCTGAAAGTAGAGAGTATCAAGGCGGAGGATATAAAGATAGATTTTTATCCGTTACGATAAGATGCTACGTAAATGAAGAAGATGCAGTAGATGC